CTCACTGGTTCTTTTGAAGCCTCTGGAATTACTAATTCAAGTAATCCCCACTCCGATAATAAATTTGCAATTGTATTTCTTCTTGAAATATCGTTCTCTGTGAAGTTGGAAGGCTTTCCATCTAGTGCGAATAGTTCTTTAAAATGTACTATAAAATATCTTCCTTGCTTATGAAGAATATGACAAGATTGATATAGTGTTTTATCTTTTTTAGATGCCACACCTATTCTTGTTAATGTTTCTCTTATTTTAAGGAAGTCATCTGCTGCTTTGAGCTTCACCTCTACCATTTTATCTGTGTCAATTGTCATTTCAATCCACCTTTATCTAATTTATGTCTAATACTATCTAATTGCTTTTCATTCAATATTGAAAGTATTATCTTCGCTTTATTATTATTAACTTTATAATATTGTTTAATTATTTCTATATTATTATCATCTAAATTTTTATGCCACTTAGAAAATCTCTTACGTTTTCTAACTTTATTTAGTAAATATTCATATTGAAGTTTATTTTCAAGATGATGATTAATATTCATTTCATTTGCTACAAGTATAGTATCAATAAAATATGATAGAGCTCGATTAGTTATAAATGGATTATAAATTGACTCATCTAACTTACTATCCATCTTTATATTCTTGTTTGATGATATACTGTTTACATAATCAAAAGGCTTCATTTTCCTTGCCTTCTATATTTTTTAAACGATCTTTTCTTATGTTTATTCATAGATGAAGTTTTAATTTTACCTCCACCTATACTTGTTCTCTTATAAGTTTTTTCATGAACTATAGTTTGTAATCTTCTTGCCATTATTTAAAATCACACTCCAACATTATCTGAGTTAAACATGCAACTAAGTTTATTTCATGATCAGCTACAAATGCACTCTTGTATTGATATTCTCCAATAATAGAAACTAACATTGGAATACTTTCATTCTTAACCATATCATTACTATTGTCATATAGTTTTCTGAATATAGTTGTACTATCATTATCAATATTATCAGCAACCCACTTTCTCATTATATTATATTCTTTATCCTTCAAGTGTCTTGCTAATGTCTTAAACGATTGATCACTTACTTGAGTTAAAATTCCACTATCTATATTACCGTTACTACTATATCTTTGAAGCTCGTTTATAACTCTTCTCCAATCTGGAAAATATTTAACTATAAGTTCAGCAACACATTTATCACTATACTGTACACCTTCATTATCTAATATAGTTTTGACTCTTTTTAAGAACTGTTTAGCTAAGTTCGGTCTTTCTTGATTAGATATTTTAAACTCTACTATACTACATCTACTATGTAATGGTTCTATAATTCTATTCTTATAGTTACAAGTCATTATAAAACCACAGTTCTTACTATACTCTTCCATGAAGTTTCTTAATGCAGGTTGAGTGCTTTGTGGATTTAGATAATCAGCTTCATCTAATATAACATACTTTCTTCCACCAACTATACTAACTGTACTTGCATAGTTCTTTATATCATTTCTCAACGTATCAATATTACCATTCATACTTCCATTAATTATTAGATAGTCACTTTTACATTCTTCTAACATAGCTCGAGCTATCGTTGTCTTTCCAACACCAGGACCTCCACTCAATAGTAAGTTTGGAATACCTTGTTTAACAAAGTCGTTGAATGTTGACTTTAATTGATCTGGTAATATTGTATCTTGTACTTTTTTTGGTCTGTACTTTTCAACCCAAAGAAATTCTTCCATTATTCTCCATCATATACTGAATCTTGTTCTGCTGCAACCCAATATTTTATGTTATCATCTTGACTTGAAAACTCAACCATATTGGCTGGAGTATTTGTAAGAGCAACATCATATCCATGTGGCAACATTTTAAGATTATCCACTTTTATTATAAATTTAAAACTTGCGAATGTTTCACCAACAACTCTTGTAAAGTTATGGTTACTACTATTCTTAATATTACTTGCTGTTATTTTTATTTCTTTTGTATCACCAGTTATAACAATCTCTGGTAATGACAATACACTAGCTGCTTGAAGTAAACTTTTTATCTCTTCACTTGTCATTGAAAATGCAACTAATCTTGTTGCCATATCTAATGTCTTTGCAGGTGGTGTCTCAATCATAGACTTGTCTGTAAAGAAATAGTTACTTGATGCAGAGTTCGATTGTATAGTTACATACTTCTCATTAAAATCAAACTCAGGTGTTTTAAATAAACTTACTACACCAAGAAACTGGTTAAGATCATATATTCCAAACTCAAATGGAAAGTTTTCATTTACTGTAGCTTGAGCCATAATAGTTTTTAAAGGACTGATCGTTCTTATAACATTACCAGTGTTAAATACTATTGATTGGTTTATTGTACTAAAGTTCTTTAATATTTTCGTTGTTCGTTCACTTAGTTCCATACTATCCTCATCATAAATATATCTTAACGAAATAGGTTCAATACCTACTACCTTGCTAATGGCTTCCCTCCTCCTAACTCATTAGGATTAGCAGTCGCAGCTGCTCCGATCTGAGCTAGATCAACTAAACTACCACCAAACATATAACTACCCATATGTGATAGTTTCATCCAAGGACACATCCAAACTTTTATTCCAGCTTTTCTTGCCCACTGACAAAACATATAATCCTCTGATAGATATCGTTTAGTATCAGGACAGATAACACAATCAAAGTAAGCCATAATCTCTCTTGTGCCATCAAAGTTTTTAGTTCTTATGTGATCTGGTTTATAACTAAACTCTGGATATGCCTTAGCATATCTTTCAAATGCACTTCTCTGTACCATCATAAATCCAGTACCACCTTCTAACACTTCTGCTGGCTCGTTTATCTTTATCTCTGTTTGACCTTCTACAGGATTAAATACATAATCACCAACATACTTTTCTAACTTGTTTGGGTTCTCATCAGCAAAGCCTCTATCTACTGCTCTCTTGATCTTTTCCCAAGATATAGTTTTCTTCGGATAAGGTCCACATACTATATCTTTATCTGATCCAGGTTCTGCTAAAGCAGCAAGAGCTAAAACATCATTTGGATCAAAACCAATATCACTATCAATAAACATTAAATGAGTCATATCTGATCTTAAGAACTCATCTACAAGATAGTTTCTAGCTCTAGTAATCAAACTTTCATTAAACAAATAAAAGAATGATAGCTTAATATCATATCGAGCACATAAAGCTGATAGATCTGCAGTAGACTTACAATATTGTCCTCCAGCCATACCACCATACATTGGTGTAGCAACGAATATTTTTCTTTCTCTTAGTTTTCCTATATCAATGCTTATTTCCACTTACTTCTCCATATTTGTTATCATGTTGTTTTCCTATACCATAGCTTCCATCATATAATGATAAAGTCTCTGCTTCAAACATTATAAACTGTCCTACTCTGGTTCCTTTTTTTATATAAGTTTTACCACCTCTTACATGTAATGCTCCAGCCATTACTCCATGGTATCCACTATCGTATAAACCACTTGTAATAAATACACCATTTCTATTGAGAGTTGATCTTGTTATAACAAAGCCAGCATATCCTTCACCAACACTGACTATGTTTTCCATTACTATTTCATAGACTCCTGTATCAAGAGACCACCAATCTTTTTCATCTGGAATAAGTTCTTCTGTAGTTCTATGGACTTTCTTATCTTCGCTAATAAGAAACTGACCATCCATTTTAAATATTTTACTGACTCTTAGATCGACAGCATTAGGTTGACTGTCTCCTTCTTGAACATTGGTTAGTTCACTATCATTTGTCTTGCTTAGTATATGCTTCACCGTGTCCTCCATAATGTAATGCTAATATAGCATAATGTATAATTTTTAGTAAGTCTTTTTTATTCTTACCATCTTTCTTTCCGTATCTCATAGCATACTTAACGATAGTACCTAAACACATATCTTCTGCTATGCCCATACTTTCCCAAACATCTAAAGTTTGTATCTCTTTATTACCAACATAGTGTTGACCATATGTACTTTTGATATACTCAAAAACATCATCTAATAAATTATCTTCATTGTATTTAAATTTAGGCAACTTCACTTATCATATCTTTCACTTGTATTTTTGCTTCCAAGCCCCAGAGATATGCATATACTAACTTGTCAATATAATCCATATTCTCTTTTGCTAACTTCACAAAAAAATCATTATCTTCTTTATCATGCTCTGGTTTGTGATTAAAGTCAACAGGTCTTTCATATTTTCCAAACTCTAGACCACCTGGTGTATTATCATAACCATAACCATTTAATCCATGCCATATAGCACTACTACTATCCCAACTATTAATAAATCTTTTAAAAGGAGATAGAAATTGTATTTCATTAGGACCATCTACCATTCCTAAGAAATGAAGTAGTTGACCATTCTTTTGTAAACTTCCAAGCAAACCACTTTCAGCTAAAGTATACATCATATGTAATCTTGAAGTAAATCTATGTAATGAAGGTCCTGCAGTAAAAGGTTCAATACCATATGCATTAGGTATTGCTAATATACTAAAACCAATATAATCTACTAACTTAGGATTTTGAACTGCCCATCTAAAACAGTCCAAATAATCTTCTTTATTACTCTTCTCTCCTTGAGGTACAAAGAAAGTTTTTATACCAGCCTCTTTAAATACAGGAGCTTGTTCTTTAGCAGCATCTATAGTTTTGTTAGAAGACTCACCAGGATAATCAGTCATTACAGCATAATCTGCATCAATACGTTTTGCATAGTCAACTATCTCTTGTCCAGAAAGATATCCTTTACCTTGCTGTGTAAACTCAAATGCACTATTATCCATAATGATAACGGATCCATTTTTCTTTTCTTCTTTATAAAAATTTGTATATTGCTCATCATCTACTAAATGTGCTAAAGTGAGATGAACCTCTCTACCTTTAGTTAGATGTAAATAGTTTATTGGTGCAATGTGACAGAAATGAGTCTTTGACATATACTTCATAATATACCTTTCAATTGTTTAAGTCAACAGTTTATGGAATTACTGTACGTATTTGTGGTAATGGTACTGTTGACATATAGTTTTTACCAGGTTCCTGTATCTTTGCATAACTAAAACCATGAGCAGACATCATACCTTGATACTCTCCTGATTTAAGTTTTGGTGGATTTACAGAAACATCCATATAAGAAACTTTTGGACTTCTATTCATTCGTTTAGACTTAGCCATAGCTAGTTTAAGTTTTTTTCTAACAGAGTCTTCTGTTTGTTCTTGAAGTGGATCATATTGATCAATAAGATCACTAACATGATTATCAAAATGTTTAACATTATGAGATCCAAACTTTTTCACAAACTTTTTTTTGATAGCTGGATGTGATTGAGTTGTATTTAAAACATGATGATAAGTAAAATCTTTCATAGCTTTATGATCAGACTTTTGTTCTGATAACTCTCTAAACTCTTTGAAACCCTTCATTACTCCTCCTTAAATTTTGGTAGCTTAGGTAATCTTACACCTCTTCTAATTTTACCATCAGCTCTTGCTTTTACATATCTATAGATATCATTTATGTGTGGAGCTACATTTGGGTTCATTCCAAATGCTGGCATAACATTACCAGATTGTGCTCCTTCAGCCTCACCTCTTCCATTTGCTATAACTTCGAACCAATCATAGTAATCTAATCCGTCCTGCATAGACTGCATTAAGTTAGGTGCCCATGAACCACCCATTGCATCAGGACCGTGACATACATGACACTCTGCATGATATGCTCTCCAACCTTTATATGTTGCAAAATCCATCCAACCATATTCTTCTCTTACTAAACTTTTATCTTCCCTACATTGTTCAAGTTGTTCATCAGTAACCATATCAACTGGTATATCTTGACAATATATTTGTATCAAGTTTAATGGTTTATTAGTAGATGGATCTATTCTATCACCCTTACCATAAGTCATATAGTAAGTAGGATTATCATCTTCATCTAGTTGAGGCTCAACAGCACCAGGTCTTTCAATACCTATAAGTGATGATGCCCAAAACATAGCTAACCAAAAACAAGTTGCTATTATAATTCTAATCATAGTAGTCTTCTGGATATTGTATTTCACAACCATTTTCTTTATCTTCGCTTACATTAATTATTAGTTCTCGTTGTGGATATTTATCTTTTATAGCCTTTGCAAGGTCATCTGATATCATTTCACAACTCTTATTATTCAACTGAACTATATCTTCTTTGTATAAATCTTCTAACCATCTTTTAAATATTATAAACTCTATATCTCTATCATTATCAAACACTTGTATCTTTACTTTAAAATGAAACATATGTCTATGAGGATGCTTAAGAAAACTTACTTCTTTTGGTGCATCCGGATAATGATGTATTCCTTCTTTTTGAAAAGTAACCCATATAAATCTTTTAACTTTCTTTCGAGCTCTTTGTTTAGAGTCTTCTCTGTGTATAGATTTTACAAACTCGTCATAAGACTCTTTTTTTTCTGGAAATAAATCTGTCACCCAAGATCCTCACCTTCTCCTAGTTGACCTTTGAGTTCTTTAACTCTCCACTTCAACGTATCTATAGTTGTATATAAATGACCAGTATCATGAGGTTCAATTCTACTTTTTAATATACTAATCTCTTCTTTCAATACTTTAATTTTAGTTTGAGTTTTCATATTGAGTTCCTCCTTTTCGTTTTCTTCAATTAATTCTTCCATATCAAAGTACCATCCACACATTATACTATACCATATAAAAAAGGTCCACAGGACACGAATTTAGAGTGAGAGAGGAGTGAGTTCGTATCCTGTGGTTCTCTGAGAGTCCAACACCTTCTTTCTGAGGTCATAATATAATTTGGACTGTAGAGAAACTGGTTATTCATTATGCAGATCTCGCTAAGTTTAAAAATTCTTTTCTTATCTCTGAGTTAGGTGCAGCAAACTCACCACCAACAGATAAAGTTACTGTACTACTGGTTTGATCTTGAATACCTCTACTCTTTACACACCAGTGCTTAGCATCTATATAAACAGCTACATCTTCTGACTCAGATACAAACTGAATCGTAGCTCTGATCTGTTCTGTTAATCTTTCTTGTACTTGAGGTCTCTTAGCAAAGAACTGAACTATTCTATTCAACTTAGATAAACCTAATACTTTTTTTCCTGGCAAGTAAGCTATTGTAGCTAATCCATCTATAACAACAAAGTGATGTTCACAGTTAGATTGGACGTTTATATTCTTCTCAAGAACAAACGATCCATCACAAGCCATTTTATTTTCTATTGCTGTACACTTTGGAAACTTATTATAGTCTAAACCATAAAATATTTCATTTACAAACATCTTAGCTACACGACTTGGTGTATCGCATAATGAGTCATCTGTAAGATCTAATCCTAAATCAATCATTATATCACTAAAACTATCTGTGATAGAAGCAATTTTTCTTTCAGCTGTATCTTTAACACCTTCTGTCATTGGTGTTTCCAATCCTAATTTAACTAAGTGATCATGTACCTTCCAACCTAGCTCTGCATTTAATTTATACTTTGGATGCATTGTTCTCCTCCTTTTCTACAATTGCACTATTCGCTCCGTGCTCTGCACACTCAACTTTCGTAACATAACATCTATTATTAGTCTTTTCTCTTATCAATTTATCTGCAAAGTTGAAAGCATGTTCTGCAAACTTCTCTGCACCTACTCCATCAAAAACTCTTACTTCTGCAAGATCTAATTCCTCT